TCTGTATAGTTAACATCACAATGTCCTCTTGCAGAAATGTTTCCTGGCTTTAGGAGATATTGTCTCTGGTAGGTCATCGCTGTCTCATTATTTGTCTTGTAGACAGTTTGCATGAACTCAGGCATACAAGAGCCATCACATCCTACATTTCCACAGCATGGGCTTGGAATGGTGCAGTCTGTAGTGATTGGACTAACTTGTATTGTGGTTTGCGTAGATGCTTGAGAATAGAATGAATTGGCTGTTTGATATGGAAAGCCATTAATCACTGTACACATCCATGCTTCACGAACAGCATAAAAGTTATCTGGAAGTCTTGCTTCGAAATTATCAACGACAAGAGCTGTCTCAGCTATCACGTATGTAGCTCTTCCCAGCTTTCTAAGACATTTGTCTAGATAGGTGGGGAATAACAAATCATCTACAGCACCTGTATCAAAGTAGCTTTTCAATTCTTCTTTGACAGTGGAGTAGATTGGATCTGGGCTTACGAAGTTAAATTTATAGTAATATGCCATTTTTAATTACGATTCCATGTTGCATAAATATGTTGGTACTTCTCATCAACTTTCAGATAATGATTAATCAATCTAGAGTTTTGTCTTGTTGGTTTGAATAACCACAAATCAGAAAACTTAAATCTACAAGATCTTTTAAACCACTTCCATCCAAAGTAATAACCCTCTGTATGGTAGTTGAAGTTGTAAATGTACTTTCCCTTTTCTCTAGTTTTTTTCCAGTCGATTGGAAGATTTATATACTCTTTACCATCTACAATTGTGGTTCTCACTCTTTTCTTTTTATTCACTGCAAAGTCTCCTATTCCACATGGGAGTTTCACCTTCTCCCCTGTTTCAAGCATGTGTTCAACAAACATCTCATTGAAACCATAAACAACTCTCTTCCAGTCATCGAAAGAGAGGTTTATTTCAGGTTTCTCACTCTTGAAATTATTGTAGTTTTCTTTTGAGGCACTTCGCCAATCTATTGGTACTCTCATCTAAATTGTGGTGAGTTTGGTGATTGACCATCTATTCCATCATCAGTCATGTCAGTCTTCAGATTGAAATAGCTCTGTAGAAGCTTCTGTGAGGTTAGATCTAGCACTTGCTTCTCCAAATATCCTGGAAGAGCAAACTCTTTATCTAGAGGGTTCTGACAAAGCTGATCAGTCGTATAACTTGGAGTTCCACATCCGCATTCAGGATACAGAATGTTGTTAGGTACATCTTCTTCAAAAAGAGCTACAAACCTAACAGCCTGTAATGCTGGATTGCTGACATAAAGATAACCATTTGAAATCCAGAAATACTGTTCTTTTTTAATAACAGGAAGTTTTAATAGGTTGAGATAACGATTGACAGTTATCTCTTTTATCTTAGTGCCTTGTCCAGACATTGCGTTTATTGAATAAACACCCTGGATAACATATTGATAATTTCCTTCAGATATTCTAGGAAGTTGATATGTTGATCTTGCAACAGAGCAAGGATCTGCATAATTACAGCATTCTGAGATGGGCACTTCACACATTTCCAAACATGGAATTGTTGTAAAAAGTGTATCTGTTGCCCAGAGTTTTCTAAGATTGGTTTCTCTTTTTATCAACAATAGTGCATTATTCCGCACTTCAGAGGCAATTGCTCTGTCTGTGATGAGACTATCTGTTGATATGATTTTGTGCGTGCTCCTAACGTCAGAGACTAGCTTTCTTAATGTTGACATCTTGTGTTGCTGATTTTCAGAGTTATATGTACTCAAATTTAATCATTTTTCCAAATAAAAACTCCCAGACATTAAATGCCTGGGAGAAACTCTACAAAACCAATAAAGTAAAGTTTATTTGAATTTAGTTTATAGATACACACAAACTTTTAATTTATGTGTTACTAGCAAGAAGTTGCTGCACTCAACACTCCCCCACTTGATACTGTCCACTTAGTGCTCAAATTGGTTATGTAAATATATCCACTATAAGTAGTTGTCAAACCACTGTTGGTATATAAAACTACGCCATTTGCTAGTACAGGAACAGATGTATACAATATAGGTAATAGTATAGCTGATGTGCATGGATTTGCAATATTTGCCAGTCCCCCTAAATACCAAGAATAAAATCCAGGTCCTGTAGTTGTTGTACTAGTTGTGCTAGTTGTTGGACCAGCTGATGTACTGGTTGTGGTTGTTGTAGGTGGTGTTGGAGAAATCTGTGCTTCTATAATAGCAATTGCATTGTCAATCTTCTGTAAAGCAACTGTGAGATTATCACAGCTTTGTATTCCTGTTCCTGCTAGGTTTGGTCCTATATATTTTACATTTTCAGAAGAAACAAATTCACAATGGTCACCGCTGCAACCACATGGACCTAAAGATCCGCATCCTGGGCAATTAGTATTGAATGGCATATTTTATGGGATGTACATGATATAATAAGCACCAATTGTAGGTTGGATGTTATTGTGAGATAACCCATCACCTGCTGCATCAACAACTACACTAGTAGTGACAGTTACTGTTGCGTTATTAGTTGGCCCTAGGTTAGCAGTTCCTGGTGTCTTTTTAAGATTGTAAGAGTAGTTATCTCCAGCATCCCACAAAGTATCAAGAGGACTTACAGCATCTAAGTCTCCATCTTGTGCACCACTTTTAGCAATAAAGTGACTGTGAGGAGCAGCTGTTGATGTAGCTGTAGCTGTGTGCGTGTGCGAAGGAATTTGACTTGTTGTCAAAGTAACATTATTCGCACCTGCTAAACCATTAAGTGAATAACTTGGATTACCTGGTGTAGATGGATTAACTATAGAACTCATTGTTATTGTACCAGCCATAGTTCCATCTGTAGTTCCTACAGCAACACGTCCTCTCTTGTCTGGTGTACCATTGCTACCATTACACAAATATACGTTTGCAAACAAACCAGAGCCTGCTCCTGTAATATCAAAGCCTGTAATAGGACCATAGTATTCATACGCAATGTATGGTACCATTTTGTTCTTATACAAGCTAGATGGAGCAATGCTATCCAAATATGCTTGAATAAGCGCATTTAAGTCAGCCAGTTTAACATAGTTTGTATCAACATCAAGCTCTAGTGCTGTTAGATCAGTAGCTGTTGAGCACAGTTTATTAATAGCTGCTTGGAGAATATCATGTGTATCAGACGATGCTGTTACACCTGTAAGACATCCAATTGTGTAATTGGCGTTAAGGGTGGTGAGTGTTGATTCAATTGCTGTAACACTGGTTTTCAAAGAGCAAATTGATCGAATTAATGCTGATATAACATCATTAAGTGTTATTTCACCAGACACTGGAAGAAAACCACTCACCAATGCGCAAAGATCAGCTGGATTGATAACAGGAATAATCCCATTACCAGTAGACAGATCTATTATGAATGTTGAAATTTGTAATTCAACATTAGCAAGAGTATCACCATTGGAAATACCCAGAGCAGGAATATTAAATCCTGTATATCTTACGCACTGATCAGATATGATTTCAGTGCATCCATTAAAGCAATTAGAGCAGCTCATTTATTTATATTTTAGAAGTTTTACTTTACTAGCTATTTGACATACGCTAAATTGACTAGCGTAATCTGGGTTACAATACTTATATGTCAAGATTCTTCTATAATTTAGAAGATCTATCAATGTTGTAAATGGAACAGGCATATTCAATGCAAACACAGTGTTGTTGTAAAGATTTTTTGCAACTTCTGTAATCTTACATTCGATATCCTGCAACAATGTTGGAATTTCAACGCATTCAGGACAAGACGTTAATCTAGGTTGTAACATATCTTTTAGTTTTTATCTGATGGTGGAACAACTGTGATTTCATCTTTTTTCTTCTGTGCACAAAATGCACACAATCCATTTTTCAGATTGCATCCACACCCAACACTTGCTCCACATCTTGAACACTTTGCCATATTAATAATACGTTGTTACTGTTGCATAATTATTTCCTGAACATCCACAGTTATTTCTTAAGAAGTTGTTCAACATTTTGTCAGCTTGAAGATACAATCTATTTGCTTCAACTGTAGCACAATTATTTGCAGCTGCTATAGCCCCGTTAATAAAGAATGATATAGTTGTAAGCTCCACCTTAGATTGTGTCTTAATTGCTCTATCACACTCCATCATGTCAAGTCTCATGAATGCTCCATCAAACTTCTCTTGAAGTCTCTCTACACGCATGATGGTTCTTTCAACAAAGTTTACGTTTGCTGGAGCCACTGAATACTTTAGATAGTAGATGCCATCAGGAAGTGGGTCGTTAGTAACTGTTGAAATTCCTAAGTTAACACTTGTAAATACATTCAACGAATTAACAACAAATGGAATATTAACTATGCCAAAGTTGGGAACATTTATCTCAATAGATGGAGATGTAACATTTGGTGGTGTAGTTGGATACGTAGATGCGTCAGCAACAGCCATTGTTAGCGTGTTGTATGTTGGCACTACAAGAATATCTAAATTCAAAGTTGGCATGGGAGTTATAAATAAAATGCCAGAGGATTTTGAGAACTAATCCTCTCACCCTCTGGCATAGGTTGTAGAAATTTTAACTTACCTACTATTAAGGAATCAAAGTGCTAGTAGTGGTAGTAGTTGTTGGAGGTGTAGAAGTGGTAGTGGTAGTTGTAGTGATACAAGCATTGTTATCAAGTACAGTACCAAGAGCAGCTTCAAG